GGTAACTAAGACGGATACGACTTATAAAGATGACAATATGGATATCAAAATCACAACGGGTAAAACCATTCTGATTATCAATATCCCCACGGGATATCAGTGCTCCTTCTATTTTTACGATGCGTCGAAAAAATTCCAGGGAGCGACCGTCTGGATGTCACCGAATCAGGGATATAGCATATCCGAATCGCAGGAGGGATGGTATGTCAGGGCGGTAATATACAAGAGCACCGGATCTATTGACCTTCAGGCAATCAATATTATCCTGGCAGGAACAGCCGTTACGGATATATTAGATGAACTGAAACAGAGCATCAATGTTCCAACCACACTCGGAGAACAGGATCTCTCGACCTCTGAAAAACTGGAGTTGAATATTACGAAAGCTTCTCTGGCGGAATACTGTCATCCAAATAACATCCTGATCCCATTTTTAACTGACCTTCATATCACATGCACAGCCGGGAAAAGTGCAGATGAACTGGTAGAAAATGCGGCAAAAATAAGAAGACACATTGCCTGTTATAACGCAATCAGCGAAGAATATATTCCGGATATCTGTGTTTATGGAGGTGATTACCTGAATAACAGCTCTCAGACAAATAAGCAGACAGCAGTAGAAAGCCACAAGGCAGTCAGAAAGCTGATGGATATGACCTTGGGAGAAACACCCGTCATTGTATGCAAAGGAAACCATGATGATAATACCATGTATACCGACTATAAAAATGGATATGTTGACTCAGAAACTCTATACAATCTGGTTACTTCAAAAGATACAGAAAAGGCAAAAAGAAATGTGGGAGACCTGGAAAAGGCCTATGGGTACTATGACATTCCAAATAAAAAGGTTCGTGTGTTTGCGCTGAACAGCGATGATGTACCAACGGCGTTGGACGAGGAAAGTAATAAACTGAGTTATGGCGGACAGAATAACGCCGGCTTCAGCCAGGCCCAACTT